AACAAATAACCGGCAAGGGTGATGGTGAGGGTGCGGCTAGTGCCGAATCTTTAGATATACTTACTAAATCTTTAACTCCTATTTTAGTTCCGCATGATATAGAATATGATAATAATAAATTAAAAGTTATATTAAAAGATGTAGATACTGTAGAATATGATGTTGTAAGTTATGGTAACTTATGGTATTTAGAAAATCCATCTACAGCATTGAGTGGTATGGTAAAATCAAACTATCCTGTTACATTAGCAGAAAGTATGTATCCATATTGGAGTGCCGTTGCACCGCTTATGTTTGATG